CACAAAAATAAATTATGAATAACATTTATAAGTGGTTCGACGTATTGAAGAGGAAGACAGATGAAGTTTTAATCAAACAATTACGTGAATCGAATGTTAACATCAGACGTTGGCTAAATGAAGTGGTAGAAATTCTACTATCATTTTGGTCAGATGTAGGAAAATGGTGTGGGAATGGCTGGAAATTGCTCCAGCGAGGAACCATCATTGCAGGGCTGCTCCTAACAACTTGGAGTGCCCGCCACATTATACTAGCTTTGGTACGGAATGGCCCGTATGCTAGTATCGTCGATAACCGTTTAACCAGAGCTCTGCAGAGAGCTCTGATCAATTGCACTAGGAAAGACGTGCAAAGGACTTTTTATCCATTGAATCAACTGTTGACTACTAAACCTGTTCGAGTAAATGATAATGGTCATCCGGTATCTGGAGCTGTTCGTGATGCTGCTAGGGAATTAATCACCAGCGCAGTCAATTCTATTGGCTGTGTTAAATTTGAAATTTCCCCTGCTAAACAATCAAAGGATGGTGAAGGATACGTACATCAACATTATGCAGTTGGTGATCTTCATTCGAAGATTTCCGATGCTGTGCCAAAACATAATAATGTTGTTGTTGGAATTGATATTGACTATTATCTTGAAGATCCCGGAAAGTATCTGGGATACGGACTACCTACTATTTTCCATACATTCAATCCAATAGCTGTTGCTGGTAAAGACGGGGAAGCTACCTTTCGTATTGCTGATGATACTGTTCAATACGATGTTAGTGGTGGCTCTTCCTGGAAGCATAAAGTTTGGGATTGGTGTGGATATGGTGAATTTATTGAGTCAGATGTAACAATGAATTGGTTCTTAAAGAAATTGGTGAATATGTTAGGCTTCCGAAAGGTCGTCTACCATAAGGTCCATTTTGCGCGTCCATGGGAAGATTGTCCCAATAGAGCTTTAGTGTGGTGTTTGCCTATGTATACTTGTTGGAAATTTAACTATATTCCTACTGATTTGAGAGCGAGGAAGTTACAAAGAATTACCTTCGCGGATAAGGTGCGACCTAGTTGGAACGCCCTGGTCTATCAGGAGGGGAAGGAGAATAAATTGATGATAAGTCTTGGAAGACAAGGACAGGACATGACTGTTAAGATGGATAAAACTCATTATGATGTAATAATGGGCCTTAATAGTGCGATGTCTGTTACTTCTCGTCTTTTGGGGATGGGCTACAATGATGCTACAACTTTGGCGATAATTGGACAATACCACAGTGGTAAAGACCTTACTGTGGGCGATCCTGCAAGGATCGGTCGACCCATTGGTATTCCTAAAGTCCATTGGCCTGCCGAAATGGAAGCTGATAGTGTTGAAATTGCTGCAAGGACTTATGCTAGTCCTTTGGTAAGTGATGAGAATTTAATGCCGATGATACAACGTTGGGAAGTTCTCTCGCAGTCGCTAGAAAGACGAGTCACCATGGTGGCCAATCATCGTGTCCCAAACAAACGCATACAAGCTTATGCGAATGAGTGGGTCAGGTTGGTTGTGCCTGTGCCTGGTGTTGGGGTCCCATATTCACTAGAAGAAACTGCTGAGATGTTAAAGAAACCTTCGCAATCGTTAGCTGTCAAACAGATTTGGGATACTGCAGACATGCCGACGAGGAAATTAATCGAATCATTTGTCAAAAACGAGCCTTGTATGAAATCTCCGCGTATAATATCAAGTTATGCGGATGCTCGTTATATGCTTAATTTTTCCACTTTTTCACTTGCTTTTCGTGATGAGGTCCTTCATGCAGAACATAACAAACATTGGTTCTGCCCTGGGAGAAAACCAGTTGATATAGCTACTATGGTTTGTGATTATGTGAGAGCTACAAAAGAACCGGATGAAGGTGATTATGAAAACTTTGATGGGAGTGTACCAGGTTGGGCACAAAGAAATGTTACAAATGCTTGTTATATGCGACATTTCCATTCGAGGTATCATAAAGAACTTCAAGGTCATTTAGATTTACTAATAACGTGTCCAGCGAGAGCCAAAAGATTTGGTTTTCGCTACGAGTCTGGCCCGGGTGTTAAGAGTGGAGGCCTGCTTACATGTGATGGTAATTCTAATTTGAATGGGTTCAATATGTATTGCGCCGTCAGAATCACAATGCCTGAGTTGACGCCTGAACAAGCTTTTCAACTTGTTGGTCTAGCGTTTGGAGACGACTCTCTATTTGAGAAAGTTTTCAGAAAAGCTTGGATCAAAGTTGTTGAGAATCTTGGAATGAAATTGAAAATTGAAAATTACGATCCGTCAAAAGGTGTTACTTTCCTAGCGAGAGTATATCCTGATGCTGAGAATACTACCACATCTTTTCAAGATCCGTTACGCACATGGCGTAAGTTACATTTGACAAGTCGAGATCCAAATGTTCCTTTAGCTAGTGCTGCTACGGATAGAGTGGAAGGTTATCTCGTGACTGATAAATTAAGTCCGGTGACTAGTAATTACTGCGCGATGGTGAAAAGAGTCTATGATGATATTTCTGAAACCATTGAGCGGAGACAATTACGTCAATCAGCGAGTAAAGAGAAACCATATTGGTTATATGGTGAACATGAAGGAGGATCCTGGCCCCAGGATGAACGGGACTATGACAAAATGGTAGAAGTGACAGCCGCCCGCACTGGTCTAACTCCGGAGGAAGTTAGGACCCTTAGCGTCACTTTAGACAAATGTCAAGATCCCTGGGCTCCATTTACAGTAAACAGAGATAGTGAGATTAATCCTTACAAAGACACTTTAGATAAGGAATCACAACCTGTTGAAGGAGCAGTGGACGTTCGTAAATTTCAAAATGACAAATATCTTGTGCACTTACGAGCAATTGGAAGCGCTACCAGGACAACTGGAGAAGCTTGTAGGAGAGAAGATGAACGCAATCGCCGAGGATCTATCGGAATGCAAAAGCATTCAAAGAGATCTCGAAGCGTACCTGGTGTTCTTGAAGGGAATTCAGCAAAAGGTGAGGAGAGCGACAAACGCCCTGCTCGAAAAACCCAAGCTGAGGGACTTTCTGAAGGGACTACCGTACGCAGCGGAAGTGGAATCAACAGAGGACAAGTTGATAAAGCTTCAAGTTCAAATCTTCGAACTAGCAAGAAAGGCAGAACTGGAGCGACTGCTAAAACGGGAGGCGGCAGCCGAAATGGAAAAAGACGATCTTAATCCCTTTCGGTCAAGAATGTAATTTGTGGTTGTGGTGTGCCACGCCGGGAAACGTGGACGAATTC